GATTTCACCGAGCATGAAGTTTCCTGGAGCGGCATACTTCGTGACTTCAATGAATTCAGGCCAGTCACGGAGCGAGCGGCTCTGTGATGGGTGAACGAAGCACACGTAGGTGTCGCCAAGGCGTGGGATGTTCTGACCAGCAAGGATTTCAACTGCGTCCTTGATAGTTGCAGGCGAGAGGTAACCAGGAGCCGATGCTGAACCAGCGCTTGAGTACTCGTAAGGAGCGATTGAGCCACGGGTTGAGCCGTTGGTCGTACGACCGAAGACTACCGATGGAGCAACTGCTGAACCGCCGCCGAATGGAACGCCTGCCGAGTACAGCGTGTTGCGTGCCTGAACGTCCATGGACTGTGCCATGTGACGACCGAGCAAGCGGCTGGACGAAGCCATAACGTCATCAAACGATGCGTTCAAGAGAAGTTCGGTTACTGCAACCGACTTACCTTGTTCTTTAACGGTGATTTGAATCTGCGATGCAGTCAACGCCGTTGGTTCCATGCGGGTACCTTCGGTGAGTTCTGAACCACTTGCGCCAACCGAAAGGTTGTTGTAACGCATGAAGTTGACGGTGAGTCCTGGCATTACACCAAGTTCTGTCTTCTTCACTGCGAACTGTTCAAAACGCAGGACTGGCATTGCCTGGAACAAGATTTCTTTGGACCAGATTTGCTGAATTGCTGGGGAGAGGGCGGTTGCCGAGCCGTAGCCGTTTGGACTAATGCTTGCGGAACTGGTTACTGCTCCACCTGTTGGGGCTGGAAAAGCCATGTTCTAATCCTCCTAGGATTAAGTGTTGATATTAGGTTTTAGAACCGACCCCTATTGGGGCGGGCATTAAGTAGCCGATCTCGCATTTTTGCATACTGATCCATTGTCATGTTACGGATGTCATCCGCATTCAACGTTTGGTATTCCGTCTGAGTTTCCATTGGCCCTACAGGAGGCGCCGTTACTGGTGCCCCCCTCAAACGACCTTGCTGTTGCGCAGTCGCCTGTTGGATTGATTCCATAATAGCATTACTTCGGTCACGAAGTACACTAATTGATGTTTCAATCTCATCTTCCGTATTACCCGATACGAGATCAATCAATTCAGGGATGATTTCTTCCTGAGTTTCCTGAAGTCGGCGGTTACGGTAAGAATTGATTTCCTGAAGACGGCGCTCTTTTTCAATGATTGCCTCTTGGGCTTGGCGCTGTCCTTCAATCTCCTCAAAACGACGCTTGTATTCACCGTCAATTTCCTGGAGTTTTACGTTGAACTCTTCTTCACGCTTAAGGAGTAGTTCCTTGGCGCTTAGTTCGTCAACTTCTCGCTGGCGCAAGATGTCGGATTCTTTAGCCGCACGTGCTTCAGCCTCTTTTTTAGCGGCCTCACGTTCGGCGGAGATTACGCTCATCTGCTCTTCCATGCTCTTTACACGGGTATCCGCTTCTTCAAGACGCTTATACATCTTGTCTTTTTCTTGCTTGCGGATGCTTTCAACTTCATCTTCGGTAAATACCTTGGATGTTTTCATTGCCGACTCTACGAACTGTTCCACCATTGGGGCGTCCGCAGGTACGCTGATAATGTCCCCTTCGGGACTGGTATTTCTTGCCATGTCTGTTCCTTAATGTGTTGTTTGGCGAATAATAACTGTTTTTTTAAACTTAATTGTCTTCGTCTGGGTTACGGCGCTGGGCGAACCTTGCTCCGTATGCCCGTGAAACTATCTTGTTTACTAACTCTTCTTCAATCGGTGGAACCCCTGGTAAAGGACCATTGCCACCGTCTGACGAAGTTACATTACCATCTCCAGGTGAGGTGGGTGCGGGAGCCGCTCCACCGTCTGGAGTCGCAACCATTCCAGTAGCCAACATAATGGCTTGCTGAATTTGGGCACGCATCATGTCAAGAGATCCCTGATCCAGGGCGTCTTCTTGAAGTTCTTCAAAGATTTCAAGCATCTTTTCGTTCGGGAATTCCTCACCAAGTAGACGTAGAGCGCCACGCTTGGACTCAAGACCAAGAGCCATCTTGGCTTGTACTTCATTGAGTTTGATGAGTTGATCAACAGGCAATGGTTCAGGCCAGTGAACTGTTGTTTTATAAGTCACAGGGTCACCAGGATTTAACTGCGGTAACTGGTCTGTCTCAGGTTCAGCAGCAAGCAATGGGTTGTAGGTCAACCACTCAGGTTGGAAGATAGCAACAGTACGAATGATCAATTCGTTTACACGCTCAAGACCCTTTGTAAAGTGGATCTTTTTCATCATGAAACGGTTCATCATTGGCTGGTATTGAATAGCCAAAGCAACACCTGAGGTGTTAGACACTGGCTGGAATTGACCCAACGCAGTTTCAGGAACACCTGTCATTTCGTGCATGGTGCGCTTAATAAATGCGATGTACTCCAAAGCGCCAGCCATCTCACCACGAGACTCAAGGTTGAATACGTTTGCGTCTTTAGGAAGACCTGCCCAAACCTTCTTAGGTCCACGCTCTAGTTGAGAAGCCTTTGCACCAGTGATGATGGTCACAGGAGCGGCGTGGTAGTTAATGATGTCCGAGACTTCAACCATCTTTTCATTGAGTTCACGGTTGAGAGGGATGATGTCCCAAATGTCTGACTGACCCCAAGGTGACGACGAGATAGTGGAGTTAGGAATGTGGACAATAGGGATCGTTCCCAAAACGTTGTCGTACTGGTCAATGAGTTCGTCGTTAATAAACTGTTGAACTGTTTCATCAGTGAGAATCTCAGTAAATGTATAAACCTGACGAGTACCTTCTGGTGATGTTCCCCAGAAACGATACTTAAGTTTGAATCTAATGATTCTGTCACGGTCGTGTGGGTGATACTCAGGGAAGCAGTGTGCTGGGTTCAAAGGAATAATGCGCACACGACCTTCATGTGGGATTCCAGCAGGGTCTACAAACGGTTCTTCAAAAGCAACTTTGACAAAGGCGTCACCAGTTACAGAAGCAAGTTGACCTAGTTCCCAAAGAACGTAATGCTTGTTGTTGTCTTGATCCCAAACTCTATGGAGTAGGTGCGGGATAATCGCACCGTTCTGCTCAGGGACTTTAAATTGAACGCCCTTACCAAAACAAAAGTTGGTGATGTAGTCCGACATGGTGCGGACATAGTTCATGTAGAACTGTGACTCACCCATCTCACGGCGGTATGACCAGTGGTGACCTAGGTACCAAGCCCAAGCGGCGCCGTACCTGTTTAGGCGAGGTCCATGGACTTCAAACTCTTCGTCTGCGAGTTCAACTAACCCAAGCGGGGATATAGCAACTGTTAGGTCGCTTGAAGATGCTCTATATGATGGCGACCAAAAATCAACTGCCATTAGGACATGTGCCCCTATTCAAATTTGTAGGTGTATAAATTGTAGCCTGAGATAACAATAGCGTGTTGTGAGTCGGTGTGGGAGGAGGTATCGTGGGTGCCATGAAAGTAGACACTTGGAAACTAAAACTAGATTCAGTTCAACCAGAAGTATGTGACTTGTGCGGTGGAGAACGCCGTTGGGGTATAGGAAAAGGAAGGTTTCACTTTTGTGACAAGCACAATACGTGGATGACTTACTTCTTCTTACGGTTTAGAAGTTCTTCAGAAGCGTAAACTCCAGCCATCTCTTCTCGGCTAGGCGTGATCTTCACAGTCTTACCTGCTTGAGAAACCGCTGGTTTCATTGGGTCCTTTGCAGTTCCAGTTGACCAGTCTTGACCTGAGTGCAGGCTTTCTGGAATATCAATACTTCCAGCGTAACCACCTGTTTCATTGACCTCACCAATTGCTTGCTGACGATTACGAGCACCTTTTGTGTAGGCAGTCATAAACCCTTCATCTGTGCGGGGGAGTGCCTCTGAGACGTCCTGGGTACCTTCTCCTTCAGAAGGCACCCAACCACCGTGGTAGACGTCAGAGCCACTAAGAAGCCCTTTAAACTTCCTTTGGTACCGACTAATCGCACGGGACTGAACAGGGGCTTTAATGGTTTCTTCTACCCGCTCTTTAGGCAAAGCCACCATGTAGGAGTCTTTAGCCTTAGAGCCAGCGTTTGGACCATAAGCACGGACAGACCAACCAGAAGAACCTTCTTGGGCGATCTCTGCGTTCACAGATGAGGTAAGTTCCCCAACCTGCTTTTTACGCATTTTTGCCATTACTTTTTATCGGCGGCTTTCTTCGCAGGTGCTTTCTTTGCAGGAGCCTTCTTAACAGGAACATTCGTCAAAGCGGCTTCTACTTCTGCAACTGCTGGCACACGACCAAAAGCGCCATCCTTAGGGTTGATTGCTCGCAAGGCTACTGGAGCAAGAGCCGCCAATAGTGAGTAAGCAAGCGTCTGCGGGTCAGTTACACCTGACATGTAGAGAGCAAGACCAGCACCGAGTACTGAACGTCCGTACGATGCGAGCATGCCTTTTAATTGTTCTGTGTTCATAAAACTCCTTGAATAGGTTTAGATTGATTATACCGTTTTACGGGTTCTGGTGCTTTCTTGTCCTTGAACATACGTTTGGTATGGGGGACCTGTATACGGGTCAAACCGAGCCGCAATATTAAGAGCCTTAAGGGCACTCGTTTTAGCCTGCTGGGCTGTCCACTTCTTTTTGTTCATCATGACCTGTAGGGCACCTAGGGCGTAATGCGCCCCAGACCCTATGGCATAGATACCACTGGATTCTGAGCACCATGCGTAATCACCGTCAACCATGTAGATAACGCCATTGACTACCACAATGATGCTGGATCCTTGTTCTGCAATGTGCTGTTTGTTTTCATTGAGGTCTGGGATTGAGTAACCCTGTGCATCAAAGCACTCACGCAATGAAGGAATGAACTTGGCAGTAAAGAACTGATCAAGTCTTTTTCCTTTTAGATTTGGAGGGACTGCTGGGGGCTGAAAGACATGGTGCAAGATATTGATTGCACGCACATCTCCAGCCGCTCCTAGCAAGTACTTACCATTAGTAGACACCTTGCTTGAACCTTCACGAAGCGTTCCAGTTTGAGCAAGACCGTCAGCAAACATAGTTGAGATACGTGAGTCAACACATACCACAGCAAAGCCGTCACCTTGAATGCCAACGATTGTTGTCATTAGTCTGCTTGGTATTCTTTACCTTGGTACATTCCCCATCCGTTGTAGATAGGAATGACGTCGTAAGAGAAACGATGTTGGTTGTCATCTTCGTAACGAACTATTCCTAAACCTTGTTGCCAGTTTTCGTGACGAGTCAACGGGCGTCCGTCAAGATCTACACCGCCTCTAGTGGAGGGAATAGCGCCGTCAATGCGAGCAAGACAACCAGGAGAAGCAGCCATGATGGTGCGTGGACCATCAAAGTCTTCACGTGTTTTAAACGCCGTTTCAATGCGGTGAATATGCCCATAGATAACACTCGTCTTCTCTTGGTTGAGATAGATGTGCGCAGTTGAACCTGACGACTTCACACGATCGCCGTGGATGATTCGGAGTTTCTCATTGACCCAGTAATCAGATGCTGGGTATCCTGGCTTGTAAACAACATTGAAATCGTCCATACGACAAAGGTATGGAACACTCAAAACAGGCCATGATTCTGGGGTGTTTCCCTTGCGCAAACCATAAGCGGCTGATGCATTTACCAAGAGGTACTTAGGCATACGCTCTTCGTGGTTACCAGCAAGCCATACGATTTCTGCATCAGGAGCCGCAGAACGCACCTGTGCACAGAACACTGTTGCACGATCAATTGATGCTTGCGTAGTTTGTGCATACGCAGGGTATGTCAAGTACTTACCCATCTCAGGGAAGTCCAAGTTGTCACCAACACAAATAACAGCATCAGGATTCACTTCTTCAATGATCTTGAGTGCAACACTAAGTGCCTTCTCATCATGAGTTGGTTCTAGTGTTCCATCACGTCCACGGTAATAACCGATTTGAATGTCAGGAACAACAACACATGTTTTAAATGTTGATGCTTTCTTTACTTTTGCTTTAGGCGTTGGCATTTTGATTGCAGGACCTTGTGTAACAACAGGCCACTCAGGACCAGTTTCCCACTTAGGAGAAAACTGAATAGCGGCGAGGTCATGGATATGCGCCTCACCTTCTGAGTCCTTTGACATTGCTTGGTACAACTTGACACGCTTGATGTCACCAATTTCATTAATGTCAATGTTCTTGCTTTCAAGCATTTCAACTAATTTGCCAAGCAACTTACTTTTGTCTTGTGGTGCGGTTGTTAACGCTTTTGCTAGTTCACTCATTGTGCATCTCCTTGGTAACAGCAACACTCTTTGTTGACGTGTCGCTGGATCGTACTTATACTCACGTTGTAACCATGTTGACGCATAACTTTAGTAAGCCATGATGCGCTGTATGATTTGCTTTTACCTAAACCGTTGTCCTCACGAATGAGTTCAATTGCACGGTTTATTGCTTCTTGTTCATCAGCAGACATTTTGTCTACTATTCTGGTGAACTTACATGCGTCTGCCGAAAGATTAGTTCGGGGAGAAAGCAGGGCGTCCAGCAGTGTTATTTTCTGCTCTTGTTGTTTCACAAATACCTAACCTTTTCCAATTCAGAATTACGGTCAGGAATATCCTAGCACCCAGTTCATGGGTGTGTCATGTATCACTTCTTAGCGTCTAGGTGCCAATCAATGTGGTTCTCAAGACGTTCGGATACTGCTTCTACTTTGTCTCCGACGCTGTCAACACTGCGTCTTACACTCTTTAAATGAAGCATGACCATTCCGTGGTCATTGCGGTTCTCTCTACGGAGTTCTTTTAGTTGTCTAATTCCTGCGCCAACAACTCCAGCAACAGTGGTAATGAGGGTGGCGATAATAAGTGCCCATGCATCGGTCATACTTAATCAACTATTCCCCTCTGTCGGCGCCAGTTTACCCAGCCTACAGCCTGTGCTTGGCTTGGGAGCATCCCCAAGTTACCAGCGGCATTACGATGCGCTTCAGAAAATGTGTTGTATCTAGTAGGAGTCTGTAGCCCACGGTCAGCACTTCCAAGTACACGACCAACAGTAATATCGTGAGCATGACGATCAACTGTCACGGCTTCAGGGTCATCTGGGTTAACAATGTTTTTAAAGAAGTTCCCTGTTTTCCTGTCCATTGGTAAATATTGTTCTGGCTGTGCGGAACCCTCAAGGACTGAACGAGCCTGTGATACCTGCCGCCCAGTTACAAAACCACCACTAGCGGTTCCAGTATCCCTTAATTGGCGTGCCATACGCTGGTTGTCATTCCAACCAACCTGCGAACTTAGGATTGCAATAGCGCCAGCCCCACGGCGTACATCGCCTTTTCCAATTTCAGTTGCAAAATCATGGGCACGCTTATACCAGTCCATACCAGATTTAACATCTTCTGGACTAGCCGTTTTTACGGCGTGGGTGACGTTATGAACCATGCGATTAAATTGGCTTGGATGTAACTTATCCATACGAGCACCCAATGCATTAGTAGGGTCCCAAGCACCAATGTTCTTACTTCCCTCTTTTGGAAGTACTCGCTTATAACCATGTGCTACAGGATCAAAGCCACGACCAGTAGGAAGGCTTAGTTCTCCACTGTTTTCTGGTACATACAAATCGCCAGTATCCTTAGCCATCAGATGCCGTCCTTGTTTTCAGGGTTAGCCTCTGCGTACGCACGGGTACCTTGACCACGTCGTCGCATTGGGTCTTGTGGGCGGTGGTTCATACGAACACCTGTAGAAGTTTTATTTAAACCAGATCGCATAGGCTTAAACAGATCAAGCGCATCTTGGTAACCAACACCAAGTCCTGACATGTTGCGCTTCATGTCAATACCACCCCTAGGTCCTGGGGTTTTTCCAATTAGTGGATTGCGGTCGCTTGTACCGTAATCAGGGCGTCGGTACTGTTGATGGGTGTCGTGGAATTGTTGTTTACGGGATTTCATTGCCCCCGTAAAGAATCCTGCCCCAGCATAAACTTGACCAATCGCTATCCCAGACTGGGTATTAGTAGGGGGAGTCGTTGGACTCCCCCCACTTTCAACAGCGCTGTCAGTTGTGCTGGCGCCTGCATCGGCGCCGCCTTCCATAACTAGTCGTTAACGACTGTTGGATTCATGCGGTTCATTTTACCGCCGCTGTTTTGCTCGTACTCAAATGCTGGCATGCCGTCGCCTGACATTGAACCTTGAACGAATTCTGAAAGAACCGCAGGTGCTTCAATCCATGAAGCCGAACCTACGTGAGCACGCTCACGCATTGTCTCTTCAGGGTACTTGTAGAACATCTCTGGGTTGTTGTGGTTCTGACGACCAGGAGCCGACGATGGGTCAGCATATGCACCACGAGCAAAGTCGTTAGGTACATCTGTGTCAGTTGCTACGCCTTCTTCAAAGCGAAGTGGTCCACGGTTGCCTGGGATACTTGGCGCCATTGAACGCTCAAAAACGTTCGGTGAGCGCTCTGGGAATTGTGGTGCTGGTGCTACGTTCACGTAAGCCTCCGTAATAGGGGTTTTTTAACTTGTTACTAGAGTACCATTAATTAAAGAATGGATTTTCTGCTACTTGGATCGTAGGCAGGGTGTCATGCATGGACATGAAACAGGCAATAGCCAAGGAGTCTGGGTAGTCGTCAAAAGCGCCCTTTTCATCAGGTGCTTCAGCCAACATATACGGACCACGGTAGGTCTTTTCTAGGTCGCTCATCTGCTGATTAAAACGTTTCCATCCACGGGTACGCCGTGCTTTAGAGTGCCCTGGAATTATTAATTGATCTCTCTGAATCAACTCTGTAAGATGTACCCATCTCTCATGCTGTGCCTTGGAGTCTGATGAGACTGCAACAACATCTATGTCTGGCAGAAGTACTTGGAAGCGTTCGGCTACAGCACCACCAACACCTTGAGAGTCAATGCCGATTCTGATCGGGTCATAGTTTCTCAAGAAGTCAATGATCTGGAAGTACTGGGATTCCCACTCTTCGTTGTTAATCTCCAACCAGTTAAGAACACGATGCTCATGGAAGCCGAAAGGGTCTGGATGGTCCCAGTCAACCCAACAGACCGTCACTACGGTGGAGTCATTAGATCGGGCAACGTCAATACCGACTACTACAGGGGTACGCCACCACTGCTTCACAAGAGCCATAGAGGGGTCATACAGGCGTTCTAAGCGCTCATCGGTTACAAACATACCTCGGTCAAGCACCCACTTGTTGCAGTAGGACATCTGGAACTCATCTGAGTCCTCACCGATCCGCAACTTCTCCTTGGCAATAAACTTGGCGTAGTTAGGGTTGTACTTTGAAGCAACACGGTAGTCATACTCAAAGTGACATGGGCGTGTCTTTTTACCGTTAACCATACGTCGCTTGTTGTATTGGATCATCTTGTAGAAGTAAGACTTGTTACGGGTAGCCGTTCCTGTCAAACAGATACTGCCGTTGTTAAACGCCAACATCGGTTTAATTGATTTGGCGATCATGTACTCGTCGGCTTCCTGAGCCTCGTCAATCATGACGAAGTGGTACGTCTTTGATTCAATCTTTGCCTTTGGGTTACAAGTCTGCATACGGCAGAGTGAGCCAGAGTGCTTCAAAGTAATGATGCGACCTTTACCACGAGCACCACCTGAGGTTGCTTTGTCATCAATCTCAGGATCCAGCAAGAAGTCCATTGCGTGGTCGCTAGTAAGTTTGCCAACGATACGACTGAATACCGTATCTGCTTGGTCTTCTACTGGGGCGAACACGCCACACCAAAAGCCTTTTTCAAACTTGTCAAGCCATGTTGGATAGACCTTTGCTAACTTAGGTAAGATCACCATGAGCGAAGCCATGACGTTAGAGAGCACCTCAGATTTACCTGACTGACGTGTAGCCACTACCGTCATTTCTTCACCGTCACCAAGGATGACAGACTCAATTAATCGGTAGGCAATTGGTACCTGATACGGGAATAGTTCCACATCGCAGAACTCTTCGGTAAACACAATGATGCGCTTTACCAGCACGTCTATGAATTCGGCTGAAGTTTCGTCCAGTTCTTCGGCTACGTCCTCGGCTAAGAGGTTATCGTCTAGTTCTTCGTCTGTTAGCACAGACCAATCATAGACTAATTAGTAATCGGTTTTATCAAACTTGAGTTGGAGTTGCGATTCGTCGTTAAAGATTGGGCGTCGTGGGCGCAATTCTGAGATCAGGGCGGCTGAGTCCTCAATGATCATAATGAGGCTTTTGAGGTCCACAGATACGCTCTCAGGGTCTTCTTCAGAGGTCTGGAAGACCTTTGGGGAATATGATTCAGTGACCAAGAAAAGGTCATGAACTGCATTAATAAGGCGTCGCTTTTCGGTTGCTTCTAGGTTGTTGATAGTTGGTTTTGACATGAATTTGATAGTACCACTTCTATTTGGTGGCATCAACCCGTCTCTGTAATTCTTCCCAAATATCATCTAGAGCCTTAATGAACTCTGTTACTTCACCTTCAGGACCACCGTGATAACGCCAACGGTCAAACGAAGCGCCGAGACCCATGATGGTGGTATCAAACCATTGGAGGAGGGAGGCTCGGTCTAGGTTCTGTACACGCTTAGGTACATCTCTTCTGGCTGTTTGCTCTTCTTCTTTTTTAAAGAAACCCATCACCACATTCCAATCTCTTGTGCAGGGGTATTCATTTCACGACCACCTATCGCTTGTAGAACACCGTCTGTTTCATCTTTCATTTGTACACGCTTACAGTAACCTATCTGTAGAGTGTACTTGCGAGTGCGCAACTGGATACCTTTACCATGTCTCCATGGGTAATCGGTTTCTCTCATAATGCCTTTACACATCAAAGGTGTATTGCAATTTGCAAAATCTCTGGCAATCCAATACAGGCGTCCAATAGCATGGACCCTATTCATAACTACATCTGAGATTGTACGAAAAACGTGCTCTCTTCATCGCCTGACGCCCTACTGTTTGGAAAGTTATTAAGTACCGAGTTAATATAGCGCCCTTTTGATTGAGCAGACGCAAACGATTGATAAATATGTTCTGGGACGTTCAAGTATTTCCAAGGGGTGCCGTTCTTAATAAAACGAACAAAGAGTATGCCGTTATATCCAATTGCTCCAGATGTACCTTCAGTAGCGACATATCGGAAGGCTTCTACACGACTACTCTCGTCAGAGGCATGGTAGTAAGTGGTATTTGGATCCCATTGAATTGGGATCATTTCTGATGGTTTAAACTTCGTCTCGTTTACACGAGTACGAGTACGCTCTTCTTGAATAGCATATTGACCTGAGTAGTAATTTAATCCCTCAGCCAAACGATCTTTTGCTGATCTACTTAGTCCTGGTTTAGGTCTTGGTGCCACTTATTTATTTTAGTCCTAAAATTTGCTTTACTTTTGGACCGACAACAAAGTCCGCACCAAGTTTGTTAGCAACCTTAAACGCCTTCACGGCTTCATCCGTTGCTGAGTCTTTTTGACCAGTGACTTCACCCTTGTAGAAGCCTTTTGCCTTGAGGGCTTCTTGAAGTTTCTTGATGTCATCCCCACCTGCTGGGGCGGGGGCTGGAGCCGTACCTACTGGTGCAGTTACCCCATTGGCATCCATCCATGCTTTTACTGATGCTGGGATATTGTCGCCACATACATAACGAAGGTGCCATGGCTCGCTTGGGACAACTTCCCATGAGAAACCAAATTCCTTCACGTTTGCAATCAACCAGTTGAGGCGCTTTGGCTCTGATGCTGAGTGAATGTCAACCGCCAAGCCGAGGTTATGCTGCGATTTACCAGGCGTGGCAAGCATCGCCATACCTTTCTTGAGGTACCAAGTCTTGCCTTCAAATGTCTTGGTGCTGGTTCCGTCCACTTTGTCAAGTGTGTAGCGGGTCAAAAATCCTCGTTTTTGCAACTCGTAATCTCTATATGTATCGCCGCTGGAAGTCGGTTTTAGTTCAACGCCTTCAGCCTTAGCCTTTTCAACCATTGCGGTCCATGCAGATGCGGCAATCCAGTGCATCTTTCCGCCACCAGGAATAGCCTTCAAAAGGTTCGCAGGGAGTTTTCCTGGTTCAATACCTTTGAGGTCTTTTGGAAGTACTACTGGAACAATATAATCCCATGCAAGTTTGCCCATGATTTTCCACCATCTTTCCTGTTACACACACAGCGTTGTCTTGGCACTATTTTACACCACGTAGGGTTATGGGTGATGCACCCAATTTAGGGAGTCTTCATCCCAATGCCAGTGTCCTTCTTCGGGCATTGGGGTTGGTGGTTGCCAGTCGTAGTTTTGGTCAAGAGACCAAGACGGAAATGGTTGTGGGGCAATAAAAACATCAGCCGTCTCGTTATATGTAAACCCAATACCAGCATATTGCTTGCGGATGTTGTTGTTATAACTAGTGCGGACACACTTTTGTCCCATAAATTCTCCGTAGTGGGTTTCCCAATCGGAAATGCCATCAACTACTTCGTCCTCGTTGCGCCCAACAATTACTTGAGTCACGATGTTGTTTTCATCTAGGAATGCATAGTGTGCCATTACCAAGTCACCGTTCCAGTTCCACCAGTAAATGTATAAACCCTGTAACCCGCACGACTAACTGTGCTAACCGAATATGCTAAACCAGCACTAATGCTGGTTATCGCACGAGATGTGCTTGGGTACGCAATGATTACGATACCTGAACCACCAGTTGTTGTGCCACCAGAGTCACTGGCGCAACCACCACCACCACCAAGGTTTGTTCCACCACCTGTTGATGGGGTACCACCAAAGTTATAGTTAGAACCATTACCACCACCGCCTGCGCCACCTGATGGTTGAGATGTACCGCCACCGTTTTTATGGGAGTGCCCACCTCCACCACCAGCACGGGCAACCGAACTACCAGTTATAGAACTAGCACGACCCGATCCACCGTTACCACCTTGGTTGGCTACGCCAGCCTGACCTGCGGCGCCTGCGCCACCGCCACCGCCAGCGCCATCGTGACCTGTGTTGTAGTCAGCGCCAGATCCTGTAGCACCACCAGCGTTACCATAACCAGTTCCTCCTGATGGACTGGACTGGTTAGTTCCACCTCCACCACCACCTCCTGAACCACCAGTGGTTCCAGAAAGTCCACCACCGTTACCAGTTGCAATACCAAATACTGAGTTACCACCGCTACTTCCAGAACCACCACCGCCAACAGTGACAGTTAGTGTCCCACCAAGACTTTGGGTACCTTCAACGTATCCGCCTCCGCCTCCGCCTCCGTAACCAGAGCCAGCGCCACCACCACCTACAACTAGGTACTCTGCCACTGGCGCTGTTGTGAATGAGAATCCAGCAGATTGTGGTCCAATACCGTAAGCATTCTTAGGGCGCAAATAAACTACGTAAGACGATGCGGCAGTCAAACCACTTAGGTTCAATGGGCTACTAGATACACCAGCGTTAAGCCAACTAGTCAAATAATAGTCGTATCCAGTTATTGCGCCACCGCCAGCGGTAGTGGAAAAGTTAACTGTTGCTGTTGTGCTTCCAACGGACACAGACGAGATGGTGGTCGTTCCAGTTGGTGGTCCAAGTGTTGTAAACCCAACACCAGTTGATCCAGGACCTGAACCATACGAGTTAACTCCACGAAGATACACGGTGTATGCGGTGTTTTGGGACAACCCAGAAACAGTTACAGGGCTTACAGCATCTGCTGGAGACAGAGCAGTCCAAGAAGAGTTGTTGAATGAATACTCGTAGTTGGTCAAACTTGTGCTGCTCGCCGCTGCGGTAAATGATATTGAAACCGATGTATCTGTTTGAATTGCCGACAGGCTTGATGGGGCAGAGGTTGGTACACCTTGTGAAGTAAACGAAACTGGTGATGATTCAACGTCACTTACTCCAACATCGTTTACAGCCTTTAATTTAATTAAGTAAGCAGTGTTTTGTGTAAGACCAGTAACTGTAATTGGCGAAACACCGTCTGCGGGAGACAACGCAGTATACGCACTATAAGTAGACCCGCCGTTTGTTGAGATTGCGTACTGATAGTTGGTAATAGTTGCGCCACCAGTATCAGTTGGGGCAGTAAATGCAATGCTTACAGATGTGTTAGCAGGTGTTGCTGATAGGGAAGTTGGGGCATTTTGGGGGGCGCTAACGCCAACCCATATTGAATGTACTTGCCCAGAATTAGTACGAATACCACGAGGACTTAAATGGGTAGCAACTTGCTTCCCACCCTCAGTTTTCCTATTAAACGCTACCATGACAGCGCCTTAAGCGATTCGGTTAACGTATCCGCTTATCTGAATTGCGTTAGCGGCGGCAGCACAATAAGCACGAACAACTGTTCCACCAGTCAAAAGAAGACCTGGAACAATTAGATACAACCCGTTTTGTGCTTTAACGGTGAATTCAATGTCATCATCTGTTGCCGTTGTTCCGCCCCATTGAATAGTGAGCAAGCGATCCGTTGCGGTGTCGTTAACGGCATATAGCCAAATCTCATCCAATGCGGTTGCGTGGGCTGTGTGGATAAGCGTTCCAGCGGAGGCTGTTGCCACAACCTTGATCTGCCTACCGTTTGTTGAACCGCTAAGGGTTGTTTTGCTATAGGTTGCCATGGTTGCGCCTAACTGAAGAGTTGCTTACTAATAATTGCTTGGTCACTAGCCCAAACGTCTGCATCAATCTTATCAAGAGTAACAGATCCTGTGGCTAACTTACCCGAGGTAACAGCCCCAGTACCTAACTTGTTGACAGTCACAGATCCTGTGGCTAACTTGTCTTCGGTAACAGACCCTGTTCCTATTGACTGGGCGCTTTGAACAAGGCTCCAAGACACACCGTCATATTGCCAAGTGGTGTTTCCAGAGGTAAAGGTGTCGTTAACCGATGGGGAGTTGGGGAAATCAATCGCTGGCATCAGGGTTCCATTCTTCTGGAGTGTTGCCTTCTTCTAACCACGCTAGGTATTGTTGGTAATCGGAGTTAGCAAGCGATAAAGGGATTGACACTTCTCGTTCCCTATCAAACACACCAACAATTTCTTGTGTTGCAGGAGATTTTACAATAATATACTTTTTCATTATAATTCCGCCGAGGCTTCAATGTTTGCCCAATATGAATAACTGGCTGGGTCAGCGTTAAACGATGCCGTAGTAGACAACCCGCTATTTGTGTATTTTACAAGTATGCCAATGCCATATACGCTCAAACCTTCTCCCGAAGCAATAACATAACTTTCCTGCCCGCCACCATAGGCATCAACAAAACCAACACCATTTCCGTTATAGAGCGCAACAGTCGGTTCAGCCCGCATAGTTACAGGGAAAGCACAGTAGCCAGTAGCAATCATTTGGTAAGCATTTAGTCTTCTAAAATGGGCGTGTCTTGAGTTGAAATCTGTGGCTAACCCAGTGGTGCTTCGCCAATAGTACCGCTGACACTTCGCAAGTGTTGTACCAATGTCTTCAAACTCAAATGGTGTAGCAACAGAACCAGCCTCCAACTGCACACCCGTAATATCAAAAGTTCCAGTAGCGTTTGCAGGAAAAACAAGAATAAACGAAACAGAACTATTGGATGTAATAGTTTTACCCGATACTGATGGCATGGTGAAACTCACGGAGAATCGTTGCCAACTTGAAGTAAAACTAAAGTTTGTTGAGTTTGCTTGAACAGCACCTGAACCGCTAGTACCAAACTCTTGGTATGTTTGCCAGTTGACAGTTCTTGAAGCATCTGCTTTACCATAAAAACTCAATGTCACAGTTTGACCATTGAGTTTTCGCACATCCTCAATTTTTGAAAACATACCGTTTGTTGTTGAACCAGTACCAGCAACAGTAATAGCAACACGCATATAGTTTGAAACATTTAAACCAGTTGGATTGTCACCAGTAAAAGTCTGTTGACTGATTGTTCGTGTTGCACCAGAACCGTCATAGTACATGAACCATCGGTCTGCGGTAAAGGTTGCGTTAGCAGGACTACTAAACGAAGTACCTCGTTGCCAAATCTTGAAGTCCCCGTTTACAACCATATTACGACCAGACGTAACAGCCGTAGTCGCAGTTAATTTTGAATCCAACTGGGTTTGAATCGCTGAAGTAACACCATCCACATATCCAATTTCCGTGGCAGAAACAGTGCCAATAGAGGTTGTGGAAGGGAGTGTGACTGTGCCCGTGAACGTAGGGTTTGCTTCAATTTTGGCTACAGTTACTGCGTTATTGGTAATCTTTGCAGTAGTAACAGCATTTGAGGCAAGTTGAGTATCCGTGATTGACGCATCTGGGATTGTCGGAACAACACCTTGAAGAACCCAACCAGTACCGTTGTACTGCCAGTTTTTACCACCAGCAGAAAAGGTTGCGCCGTTAGTAGGAGAGTTAGGGAAATCAATTGCCATTTGTTATCCTGCAATTTCTTGCAATGTGATGTATGAAATAGAACCAAACGCTTGAACATACGCTGTATTAATACCATCGGTACTAGCGTATGTAGTCTTATATGTTACTGCGCTTGTGGTTGCTGGAGAATCTAAGTAAGTAACACCGACAGTTCCAGAGTACCCCCAACCAGTCCCAGCCGTGTAACCAACTCTTCTAGCAAACCCAGAAATAATTGTTGAATCTCTAACAAGGTTTAAATCAACAGAAGTGTTCTGTATTTTTGTAACACCATTTTGTGCAACGGTGACAAGTACCTTACTTGAAGCAGATGACGGAGTAATAGTTGCTGAAAGACCAGTGTCTGCAAAGGTTGCGGTGGCTGATGAAGCCTGTGCGGTAGCCGTACCAGTAACAACTTGTAGTACTGAACCTGTTTTGGTTGCGGCTGCTAACTGTCGCCAAGCCGAACCATTCCAAATAGCCAAAATGTCCGTGTTGGTTTCGTAGATCATCTGTCCTTCAAATGGCGACCCTGGCCTTGTTGAACTGGTGCAAATAGTGATACCCGATACGGTGGAAGCAAGTTTTGCCTGGGTTACTGACCCGTTGATTATCTCACTTTCACCTACAGAAGAAACTCCAATTGCTGAGTTATTAAACTCCCAAATAGAGCCGTTCCATGTCCAAGTACGTGAGCCAACAACGTAGGTCTGACCGTTAGTTGGGGAGGATGGGAAGGTAAGAGGCATACTAACTATTATCCCATTCTTCGGCTACATTGCCTTCAGCAACCCACGCTAAGTATTGCTGGTAGTCAGAGTTAGCAGGGTCATCGGGGATAGATATACGTTTATCAGCATCAATTGCTATAACTGAATGTCTATCTTGATAATTCACAATATAATAAATCATAATTCTGCACTCACGTCAAGATAGTCAATTGCGTTACTTGAGTCAATAACCCAAAACAAACTCTCACCTGCTGTTGTGGTATTTTCTGTGTTTACATCTATGGATATTCTGTCCAAGCCAGATGAGTTAAAGTTTACTGAAGCAAGACCCCTGTTTGCTAAACCGCCTGTATATAGACGGTGAGTTCCTCCAATTGTTATTGTTGGTTTGGTCCTCATAGATACAGGTAATGCAAGTGTTAAACGTCTTATTCCTGGGCTTGTTCCTCCAGTACCAACGCCAACACATAAACCAATATTTGGTGATATTGCTCCACTTACTTTCCAAAAATACCGTTGGCATTTAGCAAGAGTTGTGCTGTAATCCTCAAACTCAAATGGTGTAGCAACAGCACCAGCCTCAAGTTGAACACCAGTAATCTGATAATAATTGCTAGTTGCGGCTGCGAGGTTAACTTGACCAACAGCACGATTGGCGGTTGTATTGGATGCCCAGGTCGTCTGCAATGTTCCAGATGTAAGACCGCTTCCAGCACCCATCCAAAAAGTTACCTGTAATGATTTGGCGTTATCGTTATCAAATGCTCCAGTTGCATCAGCAGTAAATATGAGGGTTTTCTTTTCCCATGTTGCTGAGGATGAAATTGTGTATTGCAGAGCAGTTTGTCTTGTATTATCAACATCAAATAATTCAGCAACATATGTGCCAGTAACATTTGATTTTACCCAAAAAGATAGAGCGAACTGTTTTGCAGATGCAGTTCCTTTGGCGAATTGTTGAAGATTTTGACCTTCAATATATGTAACAACAGCAAGGTTATTTGTTCCAGTTGGTGAAGCATTAGCAGTAGTGCATAACATTTTTAAAGATTTACGAAAACCAGAACCAGTTGGTGCATCACTTTCTACAGATTGAGTCCATGTTCCAAGTCCGCTTACTGCCCCTAACCACCTGTCGGCAGTGTAATAACCATCTGCGGTAATGCTTGCTGTAGATGTTCCTCGCTGGTGAACTTGCATCGCACCGTTAATAACCGCATTACGGTTTGATAGCGACTGGCTAGACCATGAAAGACCAGTAGCAGTAGAGGAATCAGCCATCAATACAGAACCGTTAGCACCAACAGTCAAGTTGTCTACTGCGTTATCTGCTGTACCGACAAGTAAGTCACCTTTAGCGTCAATTGCTTGAAGCAAGAGGTTTACTGGGGCGGCACCAACTTCTACCCAAGCAGAACCGTAGTAAACATAAGTACCACCAGTATCAGAGTTAAACCAAATCTGACCACCGATAGGTGAGTTAGGTGCAGTCGTAGAAACGGTGGCACCCATTGCTGTTGCGCCAATTTCAATCCATGACGAGTCGTAATACACAAAAGTTTGTGCTGTATCTGACTCAAACCACAAAGACCCAACTTCAGGCGAAACAGGGGCGGTATCTGAGATGGTTGCTCCACCAGCACCAAAGTCGGTGTAGTTGGTGCCGTCATTGGTGAATTGCCATTTATCGGTGGTTTCATTCCAACGTATTTGAACATTGGTGGATGATCCACGTTCAATCTCAATACCAGCGTTTTCTGTTGGGGAACCACTCGCATTGTTGTTTAGAACAATAATATTGTCGTTTACTGTTACTGTCTCAGTGTTTATGGTTGTGGTTGTTCCACTAACAGTAAAATCACCACTAACAGTCAGGTCATTACTTACCGTCACAGTCCCCGTAAATGTAGGGGCCGACAGCGGTGCTTTGGCGTTTAGTTGCGTTTGGATAGCGGATGTCACCCCGTCTACGTAACCCAGTTCTGTAGAGGTGATTGTTCCAATAGAAGTATCAGAAGGTAGTACAACTGTCCCTGTAAATGTTGGTGAAGCGGTGTTTGCTGGGGTGTACCCAATGTTGGTTACAGCCGCACCAGAAGCAAGTTTTGCCCCAGTAATAGACGCATTAGCAATACTTAGATTGGCAGGTGTCTGGACAATATCCCAAGACGTTCCGTTAAAGGTCCAAGCCTTACCATTTGACTCAAAGTAATCATTAAGTGCTGGGGAGTTAGGGAAGTCAATTGCCATCTGGACTCCATTCCTCTGTCACGTTACCTTCAGCAACCCACGCTAGGTATTGTTGGTAATCGGAGTTAGCAGGGTCAAATGGGATAGCAGACATGTCATCTATTCTCCACACAACAGGTGCCTCACCATCGTCAAAAAGGTTTTTACATTTCCTGTATCTCATAACTCAGCCCTTGCTTCTATAACAACGTTCTTGACTGTTATACCTTGCCCTGAAGTCCAGGAGGCACCAGTTTTTGTAAACAATAACTCTGTTCCATCTGTGCTTGTGTCTCTAGATGGTAAACCAGAATAGAAACCATTAATAGTTTCATCCGCTAAACCGTTCATTGTTGGACCGTTACTAATGTAACCAAAAGTTGGTATGGCTCTCATTGTTACTGGAAACGGAACAGAAACGATTGGAATACTCCCACCGCCACCTACACCTCCACCAGCGTATATTGCATTACGCCAGTAGTAACGCTTACACTTCAACAATGTTGTTCCGAAGTCTTCAAACTCAAACGGTGTTGCAACTGAACCTTCTTCAAGTTGAATCCCAGTAATTTCAAAGTTACCTGCATATGAACCACTATTCAAAAAAGGAACAATAGTCATCGCAAGGTTTGCACCCAAAGGGCTAACACCAATAGTAAAGGTTTTTGAGTACCTAGCCCATGAAGTAGTTGGAACTGGCAAAGCATAATCCAAAACAATTTGATTATTGTTTGTAAGGTTTGTGTCACAGAAAGCAGCATAAAAACTTAGATTAGATGTAACAGTTGTTGAAGTTCTTGCATAAAAAGAAATTGTCCAAGTAGAGCCAACTGTAAATAATCCTGCGAGTCCAGCGGCAGGCAATTCAATCGCATGACGCACGGCAGGGTTTCCAGTGCTATTGGCAATACGCAAACAATAAGGAAATTGTCCAGTCCCAGTTTGTCTTGTCACCGTCCCTGCATCAACAAGAAACCTGTCTGCCGTGTAACTGGATGATGCGGTGAAACTTGTTCCTCGCTGCCAGACACTCATTGCACCGTTAATAACTTTGTTTCTGCCACCAGCAATAGGAGCCAACACAGTCCACTGTGTACCATCCCATACAGCCGTTTGATCTACATCAGTCATGTATATGACTTGACCGTCATACGGTGACGCAGGACGAGTAGATGACGTACACACACCAGGCTTAACAATTGACTGTGCGCCAACAACACTAGATAGTGGCATCTGGACTCCATTCTTCTGCTGTGTTACCTTCAGCAACCCATGCAAGGTATTGCTGGTAGTCAGAGTTGGCAGGGTCAAACGGAATTATTGCGTTGTCTTCCAATCTCCGAACTTGGTTCATAGGACCCCAAGGGGCATCAGGGAATAATTTGTACATTTACAACTCCGCCGATGCTGTGTAAGCATAAAAAATAGTGAAATATCCAGTAGATGTGCTACCGCCAATTGATGCTGCTATATTAAATCCGTTTTGATTTATCTGTTGGGCTGATACATATCCAACGGCTGTAGAACCGTCACCGTTTGTTGCATTTGAAGCCGCCGCCGTACTGCCCGTAGCAGGGGCATATTGAACTACGGTAGGGGTTGCTCTTTTGGGAACCTTAAAGAAAACACCTGAACCAATACGATTGTAAGCGGCTGGGGTATTGGTATAAATACCTAAACCTATTGATTCGTCCAATGTAGAAGCAGTCCCAGGGGTTGTTCCAATGTTGTATGACTTTTCAAAATATCGTTGGCATTTCCGCAAAGTGGTTCCGAAGTCTTCGTGTTCAAACGGTGTAGCAACAGCACCTTCTTCAAGTTGAATACCAGTAATCTCAAAATAGTCTGAAGCGCCAGCAGTACCAGCAGGAATAAAGCCTATTTGGACACCAATCTCCGTGGCTGTTGATGAAATTGCTCCAGTAGCAGTAAACCTTTGCCAAGATGTTGTTAGCGTTGGACCGCTGCTAATTGGATTTGCCAAACCAGTGTATGCACCACCACCCAAATTGTTTTGGTCTGTTCCAGTTCCAGTCCAAACACTTACACTCAAAGCAGTTGTGCTAGAAATCCCCGAACTTGCACGAGCATAAAAAGACAAAGTAGCATTTTTCCCTGCTAACCGAACCGAGTTAATAGTTTCTTGTGGTGAAAAGAAAACCGATGAAACAATAGAAGTCTGACCTGATGTTCTTTGAATACGAAGACAGTTTCTAAATTGTGGGAGTGTTGCTCCACACAACTGTTGGCTCATTGTTGTGGTAAATCCGTTGTTATAAAACCACCAGCGGTCAGGTCCAACATAACTACCGCCACCTACACCAAGAGTTCCAGAGTTAGTTCCCCGTTGCCATACATTCATCGCACCATTAATCAAAATGTTTCTGTTACCAGCAATTGGGGCAAGAACAGTCCATTGCGTCCCGTCCCAAACAGCGGTTTGGTCTACATCAGTCATATAAATAACCTGACCATCAAACGGGTTCACAGGACGATTAGTTGAGAGGCAGACTCCAGGACGCACGCCTTGTGTCGTAGCAGAAATAGTCATTGGGTTGCCTTAATGATGTAGTTCAAAACTAGTGTTGGCTGTGTGTTGGAGTGTGCGCTGCCAGAACCAGTATTAGCAGTTTTCAGATATCCAGAACCCGCTTTATCAACAACGTTTCCACCACTGACAGCCCAAATAATATCGCCGTTAGTGTTTACTGTTCCGCCAGAAGTTGTAACAAAACCATAGTTGTGTAAGTGGCTTGGGAGTTGCGCTTCAGTCAACGTATGTGTCTGCGCTCCACCAGTAGCACCCAAAGTATTAGAAGCAGAAAGAACCGTACTCGTCAAACGTGAAGCAGCCGAACCACCCATGTTGTCAACACCAGCAGGAACACGCCCACGCAAATCGGGAAGATTAAAAGTTGTTGACCCGTCACCCGAACCATAAGTCGTACTCAACGCATTGAACAACGCTGAATAATCTGTACGGCTAACAGCCTGACCAGCACACATCAACCAGCCAGCAGGCGCATTAACACCAGCGAACGCCGATACCACCCCAACAGGAACCTGCGAAGGTACGCCCAATCCAACAGACAATCCCATTAGGCAGTCTGCTTCTCCCAGCCAACGGCGGTTACCGTGACTTTGGCGGCTGTGTCTGACAATCCTTGTAATGTCTCACCAGCGGCTAGAACAATAGCGGTATCCCAGACCATGAGATCGTTTGCGCCAATAGGGAGCGCCGACATGATGCGGTTAGCGGCTGTAGCCGCAGACCCAATAGCCAACGTCACAGTACGGTCAACCGTATCCGTGTTTGCAATGATTATTTGCTTAATGATGTCAGCGTACCCAGTTGCGGCTGTAACAATTGTGGTCGTAGATGTGCCTAATTGGACTGGGCCACCAAGCCGTGCTTCGTTTCTGTCTCCGATTGCCATTTACGCTCCTATGGTCATAGTCATAATTGCACCTTCTGTAGTGGTTGAAAGACCACCAGACGGAGGGATGATTGACCATTTTACACCCGAAGTGGTAGACGAGTCAGCGGTCAGAACGTAGGCGTTAGATGCTCCAGCCGCTAGTTTTGCCGCCGTAATAGCGTTTGTGGCTATTTTTGCTGTGGTAACAGCGTCACTAGCAAGTTTGGCATCAGTAACGGCAAGTGCGGCTATTTTTGCAGTAGTGACTGCATCAGTAGCAAGTTTTGTCTCCGTAACGGCGTTTGCGGCTACTTTTATAGCAGTAACTGAGTCCGTAGCAAGTTTGTCAGCGGTTACTTCACCCGTAGCAATAACGTAGGTTGCTGGGGTACTAAGTATCCAAGCAGAGCCGTTGTAGACCCAGCGCTTACCCCCAGATACAAAAGCGTCATTAGTTGACGGGCTATTGGGAAAATCAATCGCTGGCATCTGGACTCCATTCTTCTGCTGTGTTACCTTCAGCAACCCATGCGTCGTATGCGGCTTTGTTTGGGTTGTCGTCAGTTAAAGGGAATGACATGAAACCACCGTCATGTAATCTTTTCATGATATGGCGTTGGACTTCTCCCATTATTGTTGGTATATCAGAATAATAAAACATCACAACTCCGCACTAAATCCAAGGTAACTTGAACCACCATTATGAATAATGTAATAGGTTCTAAAAGCGGTAAAACCAGTTGCGGTTGCCGCTATTCCAACCGTATTTTCAGTACTTACTGTTCCGTCTAAACCAAAAGTATAAAAAACCTGAGCAGCGTTAAACAGGTCAAACGCTCGTAAAGAACCAGCGTCTATGGATGTTGGCGCAACTCTCATGCTTACTGGAAGCGGAATAACACCATACAAATTACTTCCTGTTTGTGCGGTCAATAATCCATAGTTTTTTTCACCGCTTCTTCGCTGGTAGTAACGCTGACACTTTTGCAAAGTCACACCAATGTCTTCAAACTCAAATGGTGTAGCAACAGCACCAGCCTCAAGTTGAACAC